TTGGCAGACAAAATATACAAAAACAAAGCGATTATAGAACCAATAAATTTTAAAAACAATGAAAAAGACTACTTCAACTCCGAATCTACCTATGTCTTCTCGTTTGCAACCTCCTAGTGGAAGCGATAAAACAGCTCCAATGATGGGTGCTAAACCTAAAAAGGGTGCAACTAAAAAAACAATGGATGGAGCAACTAAAAAAGGAATGGCTAGCAAAAAGAAATACTAGTGAAGACTGAAAGTCAAAAGTATATGGGAAGAAGCCAACTTGTTAACAGGCTAGCAGTTCAAGTTGGTTCTCTTCAAAAAGCCAAAAGCATACTTATCAGCAGGGGTGACATGAAAAAAGATGGCACTCTTACCGAGAAAGGGCAAAAAAGAAATGAAATGACAGCCGAAGAACGTGCAATAGACAGAGCATCTAAGAAATCAAAGCGTTCAAAGTCAGAATACACATACAATCCAATAACAAACAGAGCAACTTTAAAATAAAACGACTATGGCAAAGGAAAAAAAGTCTGGATTCGTAGAAAAGTCAGAAAACGACATCGAAGCCAAGCCGAAAAACAAAGAAGTTACAGTAGAACCTGTAGCAGAACAGAAAGAAGAAGAAAAGCAAGAAGAGAAAGTTAATCCTCACACAATAGGAGCTTTAAGAACTGATAAATACAAGTAACATGGCTAACAAATCATCAATGAAATGCAATAATCCGGTCTCATCAGATAGACCTGGTAAGAAGATGATGGTTAAAGCGTGTTCTAACGGTCAGGAAAAGCTAGTACACTTTGGTGCTAAGGGTTATGGCAACAATTACTCTGATGCTGCAAGGAAAAGCTTCAAAGCAAGACATAAATGTGACAGCGCAGACGATAAACTAACAGCAAGATATTGGGCTTGCAAGCATTTGTGGGCTGGAAAAGGTGGATCAACAACAAGTAACCCTAAAAACAGACAAGGTAAATACTAATGAAAGACGCTTGTTATAAAAAAGTAAAGGCTCAGTACGATGTCTTCCCATCAGCAAGAGCATCTCAGGCTATAGCCAAGTGTAGAAAGGAAAGCGGTAACGTAGTAAAGTCAGATAAGGGGTCAAGTTTAAAGAGATGGGAGAAAGAAAAGTGGGTTGATACAAAAACAAACAAGCCATGTGGGGCAGGTGGATCAAACGAATACTGTAGACCTACAAAGAAGGTCAGTTCAGAAACGCCAAAAACAAAAAGTGAGCTAACTCCATCTCAACTAAAAAGCAAAAAAGCTGAGAAGTCAAGAGTGGGTATGGGTAATAGAGTAACTAAAGCATAACACCATGAAAGAAGAAAATAAAAGCAGAGGACTTGGTGACACTGTAGAGAAAATAATGAAGGCAACCGGCATCAAAAAGGTTGTCGATGTCACAACAAAAGCAGTTGGTGTAAAAGACTGTGGCTGTGATAAAAGAAGAGATACATTAAACAGAATATTTCCATACAATAACAATAAATAAAAATGGGTAGCGTAAAAATACAAGCAGGCAGAGCTTTGAATATCATAAATTCAGACGATGCAGAAATACCTTTTCCAATAGTTAATTCCACCGGAACAGACACTGCTGCTCCTATTGGTAATCAACTTATTGACAATACAAAAAACTTTGTTACGTTAAATGTAGTAGCCGGAGATATTGTTTACAATACAACTACCGGACTTGCTGCTACAGTAGTAGCTCCTTCATTAGTAGCAACACCTGATACTGTTGAACTAAATGCTTCTATATTTACAGGTGCAGGTGACAGTTATGTCATCTATCAGTCAGGTGCTATGGCAGGTGGTGGCTCAAACTTCGGATGTGTCTTATATGTAGGAGGTACAGGAAGCGTAAGAGTATTAACAATAGATCAAGACGATGTAACATTCTTTGGAGTACAGACAGGTACATTTATGCCAGTGCAAGTAGTAAAGGTATTTGCAACAGGAACTTCAGCAACCGATATAGTAGCACTTTGGTAAATGATAATAGGAATAGCAAATATTATTGGGTGTAAAAACTCAAGTGGAACATCTAATCCTCCAGTAGCTACGTCAGATCCGGTAATATCCGGAATAAATGTAGTAGGTCAAACATTTTCATGTACTGATGGTACATGGACAGGAAGTTTACCTATCACATTTACTTATCAATGGAAAAGAAACGAATTAGATATACTTGGAGCTACTTCTTCTACTTATGTTTTAGTGCAAGCTGATGCGTCTAATACAATAACTTGTGTTGTTACGGCAACTAATATAGTAGGTTCTGCAAGTGCAACAAGTGGCAATTCTTTTGTAATATTAGATGCAGATGCTTATGCTTTTTTAAATGCTTCTACAATAACAGATACAACAATTACACTAGCCATAAATGTTTTATGCGTTAATTTAAAGTCTAACAACCTTTGGACTAAAATGTATGCTATTTATCCATTTGTTGGTAGTACTGCTTCTACTCATAAATGGAATTTAAAAAACCCAGCCGATACAGATGCGGCTTATAGGTTAGTATTTAATGGAGGTTTTACGCATAGCAGTACAGGATTGTTGGGAAATGGTGTAAACAGTTATGCGGACACAAAATTTCCCATGAATGGACTTCCACAAAATGATTCTCACTTATCTGTTTATTGTAGGACAAATACAACAGCTAATATTATTGATTATGGAGTTCAGTTTACATCTGTTTCTTATAGTTCTTTTATTACTTGTAAGTTATCAAATAATTTTAATAGTCGATTAAATACAAGCGGTTTTTCTGATGGTTTAACAAGTAATACTGATTCAAAAGGTCATTATTTAAGTTACAGAAATAACAGCGCAAATATTACAACCAGAAAAAACTTAAATACTGCTAATACTTTTGCGCAAACATCTACAACAGCAGGTGCAAATACATTACCAATATACTTAGGTAATTTGAATTTTAACGGTACACCTCTTGGTGGATATTATTCAAACAGAGAATATGCTTTTGCTACTATTGGAACAGCTTTAACGGCTGGAGAAAGCACTACATTTTACAATATTATTCAAACATTCCAAACCACATTAAGCAGGCAGGTATGATTTACGTAGGGCTTTTAACAATAGATCAGTACAATCAGATTGTCGGTCAAATGTATGACGAAGATTCTTTCTTCAATCCAATTTTGGATTTTTACGACCAGTACATTATTTCAGTTGAGGAAATAAATTTTTGCACAAACCCAGAGTTTTTTTGGGTTAAAGATTTACCTTTGATAGAATACATTCCAAAAGAACAACCTTTTCCACCTTTATAAATTATAATCATGGACAATAATTCTTTAATAGACATATCAGCAGCAGCAGGTCTTTTTCTTTTTACCAGTACTGAAGTAGGGATAGAGTCTACAGTATTTGAAGTTATCAGTAAGTTCGGTGTAGTTGCTGTACTTTGGTTTTGGCTAAGAGACATGAAAATTCAGATGAAAGAGCAGCTTACAACATTTAGCACAGAGACAGAGAAGTTAAGAGTTGAACATCAAACTAACTTAAAAGAAGTTAGCGAGATACACAAGGACTTTCGTGATAGAATGGAGAAGCAAATAACAGTAAAAGATGAACAAATAAAAACGCTTCAAGATAAACTAAAAGACTAATTAGGGTTTTTTTGGGTATTTTATGGGCAGTCATGTAAATGGCTGCTTTTTTATTTTAGTGCTTTTACGTTCTTTGTAATTTCATTTACAGTAACAGAAGTTATAAGTATCCAGTTGATACAAGTCTCTACAATCTTTTCAGTGTTTTGATTGTTTAATTTCAACTTAATAGCAACTTCTTTTTTGATTTCTGCAAGATAAGCATCATTTACACCTGACTTAATTTCAGTAATAGCCTGTGGCATTTGACGAACTAATTGAGGAATAGTAAATAAGTTTCCAGCCAATCCTAAAATCTCTTTAAACTCGACTTTCTTATCTTCAAGAATAACTCCGATTTCACTGATTAAATCAGCAACAATAACAACACAATTTTTTAGATACATAATTTTTTATTTTAATATTTACAAAAAACCCTATTATCTTACAGGACAACAGGGTAACAAATTTTTAATCATTAAAACTTTCAAACAAATATATTATTAAAATTTTAAAAATCAATTTTTAATATTACTTTTGTTTTTACAAAAATAAATTTATGAAACAAACTATACTTTTCATTGATGCTGGGCATGGTGGGTTAGATCCAATGACAAAGGAATATCTTACACCTCCTTCTATTGGGAAGAAAACACTTCACACCAACGGAAAGTCATATCACTATAATGGGTGGTTTTATGAAGGTCACTTTAACAGACAGATAGCTTCAGAATTTATATCAGAAGCTACAAAGTCAGGATTTTATTGTATTCCAGTTTATCATCCTTGGAAAGATAATAGTTTAAAAGAAAGAACTGATTTTGCTAATCAACAAGCAATGAAACTTCAGACTCAGTCTTTATTTTTATCTTTCCATGCAAATGCCGCAACTGCAACAACAGGACCTCAAATGTCAGCAGAAGGAGTGTGTAGCATGGTTTATAAACTTGGTAGCGATACAGCATCTTTAGCATTAGTTGTCACTCAGAATTTAGAGAAAATATTTGATGCTTATGGTAGCAAGCGTAGAGCTGGATTAGTTTTTGATAACTCTTTGCATATAACAACACATACAGCAATGCCTGCAATATTATTTGAACTTGGCTTTTTTGATAATCCAAACAATGCAGACTTGCTTATAAATCCACAATTTAGAACACTTATTATAAAATCAATGGTAGAAACATTAAAAACAAAACTACCGTAAATCTAATCTAATCAAATGGAAGACTTAAAAATGTACGTTTTAAAAGAAGAGCTTGACAAGATTCAAGGCATGAACTCTGATTTTGCTAAAGCAAAGATGGCATTAGGTGAACTGGAGTTAAACAAACAAGGTATTTTAAATCAAGTAAATGCTATGAAAATAGAATTTGCTGAGTATGAAAAGATGTTAATATCCAAATACGGTCAAGATTCCGTTATAAATCTACAGACAGGCGAAGTAACTAAAAAATAAGTATAATTTAAACCAACAATAAATGGCTAAGATAAGTACATACCCAGGACCTTCTTCTCCATCTCTATCTGATATGTTGATAGGTACAGATGTGAATGACATGAACATGACTAAGAACTTTTCAATATTAGATATATTGTCTGTTTCTGGTTCAACTGCTTATGTACCTTATATTGGAGCAACAAATAATGTTGACTTAGGCTCTTATACTTTAACTACAGATATTTTGTATGCCACTACAAACGTAGATACAAATACAATTACATTCTCAGGTTCTTCATTTGTAATAGCAGATACCGGTTTTACTAACATTGGCTTAAATATAGACTTAGCTTCAAACAAATATTACCTAGGGGATACTATAGGATCATTAAATTCTACTACTATTGTTGTTGATGACTCTAACAGCAGAATACAGTTTAATGGTTCTATATATACCAATGGGTCAACAGGAACATCAGGTCAAATATTAACGAGTCAAGGAGCGGGTCTTCCTGCTACTTGGGCTTTACCTAGCTTTGTTCCTTATACAGGAGCTACCGGAGATGTTGACTTAGGGGCTTATAGGTTGACAGCTACAAGTCTAAGAATAATAACAGATGACGCAGAGATGGCTGGCATAACTCCTATATCTGCTGTCAATGATTATTTTGAAATAGGCAGTTGGGGATGGAATGCTTCAGGTCTATTGATAGATTTTGTCAATAATAGATATTTTTTAGGAGATAGGTTAAATGTTGTTAATGGAACTTACTTAAAAGTAGACGATGCAAACAGCAGAATAGAGATAAGTAATGCTTTATATACCAATGGATCTGTTGGTGCAGTTGGTGAAGTATTGACAAGCCAAGGTGCAGGATTGCCTGCTACTTGGGCTGCAATAGGTGCATTGGCTTATGTTCCTTATACTGGTGCAGTAAGTAATGTAGACTTGGGCATTTATAAGTTGACCGCAGATAGATTAGTAGGCGATTTAGAGGTTACTACTCCTGTAGTAAAATCAAATAGTCCTAACTTTTATTTATCAGATCCTTCTGGTACTTTTTCTGGGTTATGGTTTGACTATACAAATTACAAATATTACATCGGGGATGTTGCCTTCCAATTAAATGGAACGATATTAACTGTAGATGATTTTAATAACAGAGTAGAACTTAACAGTCAGTTATACACCAATGGGTCTGTTGGAACATCCGGACAGTTACTTGCAAGCCAGGGGGCAGGTCTTCCTCCTACATGGACAAGCATACCTTCACCAATATTGTATCATGGTAGTTTTTATCACACAGCTACAATAACAGCTATTGCACCTAACGTAGCTTATCCATTACCGGTAAACAGCACAGATGCTACCGCTACAAATGGTGTATCTATAGTTTCCGGTCCTAGTGGTCCTACAAGAATAACTTATGCTAACGATGGAGTTTATAATATACAATTCTCTGCTCAGTTAGTAAGATTGTCAGGTGGATCTACTGAATCTGTTGTAATTTGGATTAGAAAAAATGGTGTTTTAGTAGCAAATAATATACCTTGGACATCAACAAGAGTTGACCTAAAGGCAAATCAAGGTTATTTAGTTGTAGCATGGAACTTTTTTGTTGAGATAAATGCCGGAGATTGGATTGAACTTTGTTGGTCTACGTCAGATGTTAGTATAGACATTGAAGCTACTGTCAGTGCAGGTATTTATCCAAGTATTCCAAGTCTTATTATTACTACAAACAAAGTAAGCTAGTGGATATCAGAAAAATATCAATAGGTCCTGATTATAAGAATAATGCAATGCATTATATTGTAGGGCAAAAAATCTTAGGTGACAGCAATGAGATACATCTTATAAAGAGAGACCTTAACACAATGTCCATAAAAATATATATCATAAATAAGAAAAGAGAGATAGTTCTTTGGAAAGAATTTAATAGAACAATACCAATTTCAATCGAATTTAATATAGACTTTTAATGAAATCTCCATATCAATTTATAGTAAAACCTATAAATGGGAGTAGATATAACAATGTAAAGACCATTGCAGGTGTTGAATTTATCATCAATACCTCTGAGGAGGAGCATAAATTCTCCAATCGTCATGCAGAAGTTATAGAAACTCCTATTGATTATAAAGGACCAATTAAGAATGGTGACACTTTGATAGTCCACCATAATGTTTTTAAGTTTTATAATGACATAAAAGGAAGGCGCAAAAGCGGAAAGAGCTTTTTTAAAGAAGACCTTTTTTTTATTGACGATGAACAGTTCTTTTTATATAATAGTGAAGGTAAGTGGAATGCTCACGACAGATATTGTTTTGTCAAACCACTACCGGCAATAGAAAGCTATATAAAGAAGCCGTTCTCTTTAGAGCCGTTAATGGGTACAATGAAATACCCAAATGAATATTTAAGAAGTAAGGGTGTCAACGAAGGGGATACAGTCTGCTTCGCTCCAACTGGGGAGTACGAATTTGAAATTGATGGTGAAAAGCTATATAGGATGTTTGACCACTTTGTAACTATGAAGCTATGAATGTAAGGGAAACAAAACTTAGGATAATAGCTGCCGGACAAAAGGCGATAGACGAACTTATAAAGGTTGCTGAAGAAAAGATAATATGCCAGGATGGCGAAGACCTTTCTGCTGACAAGTTAAAGAATGCAGCAGCCTCAAAAAGACTGGCTATCTTTGATGCCTTTGAGATACTTAGTAGGATAGAGACCGAGAAAGAGAATATAGAAAACCTTGACAAAGGGATTAGTAAAGTAGATTCAAAACAAGGATTTGCGGAAAGAAGATCAAGATAATCAATTATACAGAGTAGTAGAAGGATTGATACCGGCTAATGCTTTGAATAACAAGAACAGAGTTCGCTCATGGCTTTATGGCTACAATGAGCAATATGATGTTGTTGTTATTTCCAAGACAGGTCAGATAGGTCAGATAATAAATATATCCGGACTGAATATCGCTCTACCTCCTCCTCCTGAAAGATGTCACAGAAGAAGTGATGTTGCTTCAGAACAATATTGGGAGCGAATACCTGTACCAAAAGAGCTTGAACGAATAAATTCTATATTCAATTGGAATGACAAGTCTGCCGACTTCAAGAATAAGTGGGTTGACTATATCGAACAAGAGTTTGACTATAGAGAGCAAGGGTTTTGGTTTAAGAACAAAGGCGTGTCATGTTATATTACCGGTTCTCATTATATGTATCTCCAATGGTCTAGTATTGACGTAGGTTATCCTGATTTCAGAGAAGCTAATAGAATATTCTTTTTGTTTTGGGAGGCTTGCAAGGCAGACCAAAGGTCATTCGGAATGATATACCTCAAGATAAGACGATCTGGTTTTTCTTTTATGTCATCTTCTGAGTGCGTTAACTTAGCCACATTAGCGAAAGATGCACGTTTGGGTATATTATCTAAGACCGGTGCTGATGCTAAGAAGATGTTTACCGACAAAGTAGTTCCTATAAACAACAAGCTACCTTTCTTCTTCAAGCCTATCATGGATGGTATGGATAAGCCAAAGACAGAGTTGGCTTTTCGTGTTCCGGCATCTAAGATATCAAAAAAGAATATGCATGAAATAGGCAACAATGACATAATGGGATTGGATACCACTGTAGACTGGAAGAACACAGAAGAAAACTCTTATGATGGTGAAAAGTTATTGTTCTTGGCGCATGATGAATCGGGTAAGTGGGTAAAGCCAAATAATATCCTGAATAATTGGCGTGTAACAAAGACTTGTTTGCGTTTGGGTAGCAAGATAATAGGCAAGTGTATGATGGGTTCTACATCAAATGCTTTATCAAAAGGTGGTGACAACTTTAAAAAGCTATATGAGGACTCAAACATAGCAGTAAGGAACGCAAACGGTCAGACAAAGAGTGGTCTATATGCTTTGTTTATTCCTATGGAATGGAATATGGAGGGCTTTATAGATGTCTATGGGATGCCTGTATTTAAAAAGCCTGTAGAACCCATAAAAGGGGTCGATGGTGGCACTGTAAAGAATGGGGCTATAGATTACTGGGAAAACGAAGTAGAGTCTCTTAAAAACGATGCAGACGCTTTAAATGAGTTTTATAGACAGTTTCCTAGAACAGAGTCTCACGCATTCAGAGATGAGAGTAAGCAAGCATTATTCAACCTTACAAAGATATATCAGCAGATTGACTATAACGATTCATTGATTAAAGAGCATCACGTTACAAGAGGTTCATTTTCATGGAAAGATGGGATAAAAGACACTAAGGTTATATGGACACCGAATAGGAATGGAAGATTCTTGATTAGTTGGTTTCCTCCTGCACATTATCAGAACAATGTCCATACTCATAATGGTATTAAACATCCAGGAAATGAACACTTAGGGTCTTTTGGTTGTGACTCTTATGACATATCAGCAGTAGTAGGAGGCAGAGGATCAAATGGTTCATTACATGGTATGACAAAGTTTCACATGGATGAAGCTCCGGTAAATGAGTTTTTTTTAGAATATATAGCTAGACCACAAACAGCAGAGATATTTTTTGAAGAAGTTTTAATGGCGTGTGTGTTTTACGGAATGCCAATATTGATAGAGAATAATAAACCAAGGTTATTATACCATTTTAAGAACAGAGGATACAGAGGATTTTGCATGAACAGACCAGAC